GATGGCGCACAGCTCGGCCAGGCGCTGCGGGGCCTGCGACGGCGTGATGGGGGACTCGGTGTAGGTGTTCACGGCAATCCTCTCGTCAGGCCAGGGTCCAGAGGCCGTTGCTGGGGTCGAAGTCGATGGTGAACGACTCGCCACTGGCCATGGTGATGCTGCTGCCGTAGTCGAACCAGCAGACCAACGCATCAGCCGGCGAGGTGGCCGTGTCGTTGTAGACGGCGACGTACCGGAACGGGCCGACGCTGCCCGACGCGGTGAACACCTCGTCGGCGATGGTGACCTTGGCGGTGCCGGTGGTTTCGGTCAGCGTGACGGTGTCGAGCGTGAGGCCGCCGGCCGTGTAGCCGCCACCGGCGCTGATCTCGGTCAGGTCGGCCTTGACGCTGTTGCTGGCCAGCGGGGCGCTGTTCGTGAACATCGCCTTGAAGGTGTGCGTGGACCAGTTGTGCACGCCCTTGTTGAGCTGCTCGGTGTAGTCCTGGAACTTGTTGTAGGCGGCCATGGGCGAGCTCCGGTGTGAGGCTGGCAGAAACCAGAAGGCCGCCTTGCGGCGGCCCTCGGCGTTTCGGTCAGGTGGGTTAGGCCGGCGGGTTGGCGGTCGGCGCGATCTGCGAGCCCAGCACGCAGATGGCCGACAGCAGCGCCGCCGAGGCGTTGTTGACCGGCGTGATCGTCAGGCGCGTGTAGCGCTTGCTGCCGATGTAGCCCAGCTTCCGGCACTCGTTGTCGTCGTCGAACTGGAAGCCGGCCAGCGCCTCGGTGCCGAGCAGATCGGCGTCGGCCACAGCGGAGAAGTTCGCGCCGGACTCGTCCGACTCCTCCAGCAGCACCGTGAAGGTGGCGTCGGCATCGGCGATGGAGCCGGTGGCGATCAGGTACGTGATCGAGCTGGCGCCGCGGCCGTCGATCACCTGGCCCACTTGCGCGGTGGTGTCGGCGACAGAAACAGGGCTGATGACGCGCTTGACGTCGATGTTGTTCATCAGGTCGTTGTTGCCGTGCATGGCGATGATCCTTTCGTGTCGTTGGGTGGCTGCAGCCGAGCGGCGTCACGCCGCCCGGTCGCTCGGCTCATCAGGTCGAGAACTTCAGGAACTTGACCGCCTCGAAGTTCAGGGCGCCGCCGCCGGTGCGCTTGGTGCTGTAGAACACAACGTAGGGCTTGGCGGTGTACGGGTCGCGCAGCGTGCGGATGCCCATGCGGTCGACGATGGTGTAGGCCTGGCGGAAGTCGCCGAAGGCCAGCGACAGAGAGCCGCTTGCCAGCGTCGGCATGTACTGGTCGACGCGCACCGGGTAACCGTTCAGCCGCTCCGGCGCGCCGACCTGCATGCCGGGCTCCCACAGGTAGCGGTTCGTCGTGGACTCCTTCAGCTTGCGCGCGGCCGTGCGCACCTCGCGGCGCATCACGAACTGAGCGTTCGGCAAGAAGTGGTCCTTGATCGCGCCCATCAGGTCGTGGATGGGGTCGAACTGCGTGGTGTGGAAGGCGCCGTTGGCGCCCGTCACCACGTGCTCGAACTGGCCCCAGGCGCGCGTGCCGTCAGCCGTCGCCGCGGTGGTGTAGCTGCACAGGCCGCGAGGCTGGCCCACGCCGGTGCCTTGCCAGAAGGCAGTGCCCTCGACGCGCGCGAACTTGTCAGCGACCTTGCCGGCGAGCCAGCCTTCCACGTCGACAGCCGCGTCGTCGATCAGCTTCTGGCTGACCTTCGGCATGGCGTACATCTCGTACGCAGCGATCTCGTACTTGCGCACCTGCGGCGTGCCGGTGTCGCTGCGCGTGCCCAGCTCGGACACCCAGCCGGCATCGGCCTCGTCGTCGTCGACCACGCCTTCGATCTTGTCGGTGGTGATGGTCTGCACGTCGGCGATCTGCCGCATGATCGACTGCTCGTAGAGCTTCGTGACCACGCGGCCCATCGTCGAAGCCGGCAGCAAGTAGCCGCCGTCCGGGTCGCTGCCGGCGCTCATGGCTTTGCGCTCGTCAGCCTCCAGGCCGTCCATGGTGACGCCCGACATCAGCTTGAAGTAGCCGCTCTTGTAGTGGTCGTAGGCCTCCGTCGACAGGTCGCCGGGGAACGGCTTGCCCTTGGCCTGGTACTCGGCGCGCAGCGCCTTGTTGAAGTTCTTGACCTCGGCCGCCTTGGCCTCGGCTTCCTTGGCGTCGCCGCCCAAGCCGCCGGGGCGCGCGGCCTTCAGCAGCACTTCGTCGATGGCCTTCTTCTGCTCGTTGAGCTTGTCGAGCGCATCGCTCAGCGTGGCGACCTTGGCTTCGAGGTCGGCGACGGCCTTGCCTTCGGCCTTGGCCTTGATGAGTTCGTCGTTCGCCTTCTTGAACTGCTCAAAGGCTTCGCCCTGCTGGTCGATCACCTTCTTGATTTCGATGAGGTCCATGTCGGATTCCTTGTCGTGGTGGGATGTGGTTCAGTTGCCGAGAGCCAGGGCGCGGCCCCGCTTCTGCAGCGATTCGCGCAACTCCGAGAGCGTGTCGGGCTCACCCCGATCTGCTGCCGCCTTCACGCGCGCGATGAAGGCCACCGCCTGGCTCTTGCTCAGCCCTCCGACCTCACGAAGGAAGGCTTCTGCATCGGCCAGCGATGCAATCTCGTCCACCGACTTGACCGCGCTGATGCGCGCCTTGCCGTTGGCGGGGAACGTGACAAGGCTGACCTCCATGAGGTCGACCTTCTTGAGCGTGCGCCGCGGCTCTTCGGGCTTGCTGCGCTGCGCCCACTCCTTGGCGATGTAGCCGATGGACAGGCCGGTAATGGCCGGGCGCGGCTCCATCTTCAGCAGCGCGTAGGCCTCGCGGCCGCGGGCCGTGTCGGCCAGCTTGCCGGACACCTTCAGGCCGACGCCGTCCTCGGCCATGCTGGTCCAGATGCCGATGGGCGTCATGTCCTCGGCACCCATGCCCCAGCCGCCGTGCTGCAGCAGCATCGCCGGCCAGATGCCTGACTTCTGTGCCGCGGCCAGGGTGTCGGCGAAGGCGCCGGGCTGGATCACGTCGCCGTATGAGTCGACGTTGCCGAAGACGGCGCCGTAGCCCTCGAAGGTCATCCCTTCGCTGTCCGTCTGGGCGAGCTTCAGCTCGCGCAGGCCGAAGCTCGCGCGTTCGATTGCCATGGTTTCCCTTTCAGGCCGGCATCGGCTCAGCCGGCGGCGGTTTGGGCGCGTTGGTGATGGCGGGCAGTCGCGCCGCATCGCCGCCCAGCGGGTTCAGTTCTTCGAGGCTTCGCACCTCGTCCTGCGTCATCCAGGCCGGCGAGCCGCCAGCGCCCAGCGCCTTGCTGTAGTAGTCGGCTCGGTCCTTCACGCTGCCGCGCAACAGGCCGTTGCCCACGAACTTTGAGTAGATGCCGTTGTCGAGGTCGCGCTCGCTCAGCAGGTTGCAGTCGATGCTCTGCTCGATCCGCTCCCACCAGACGCCCAGCGTGTGCTTGACGTGCGCATCGAACATAGCCTCCGCGCTGGCGTAGGTCGTTGCCTTGTCGCTCTCGAAGACCATGATCGGCATGACGCCCATCGCGCGGCAGACCTCGACGACCTGATGCTTTCGCGTCTCCAGGTGCTGCGCGTCCACGCCGGTCATGGCCATCTGCAGCCACTTGGCGTTGCGGTCGACGATCATCGGCAGGCCGCTGTTCTCGCCCGCGTAGTTCTCGGCCAGGAACTTGCGAAGCTGCTTGTGCTGCGCCTCGTTCAGCGTGCCTTCGACGCTGTAGACGCCAGGGACGCGCACGCCGTTGCGGTGCAACGTTGCCTGGCTTTCCTCGGTGGCAATGGCCAGGCCGATCGCTTCGCGCGCAAGCTCCAGCGCGTCCATCGCTTCCCAGCCGTTCCAGCTCGGTCCCTTCAGGTGCCAGATCAGATCGCTGCCGAACGTCATCACGGTGCCGTCGCGGCCGGTGACTTCGTAGGTGATCGTGATGCCGTCGGTCGCCAGTTTGGCCTGCACTTTCCCGGGCTCGAAGGGGATCAGCTCGCGGATCTGGCCGCCGACGATGACCTTGTAGGCGTAGGCGCGGCCAGCCAGTGCGAGGTGCAGGCCGACCATCTCGCGGAACTCGAAGGATGTCTGCCAGGGGTTCGGCTTGCGATGCAGCACGTGGTACAGCGGATGCGTGCGCGCCGTCGTCTTCCGGCCGTCCTCCGATTCCTGGTACAGCTTCAGCGGCACCTGCGCGATGCCGTTGGCGATGACCCGCGCGCAAGCCATGACGGTGGCGCACTGCAGCGCGGTCTTCAGGTTGACCGCGGCCCCGGTCTTCGACTGCTTGCTGCCGTAGATCTCGCGGAACAGATCCAGCGTGGTGGTGGCGCCGCTCTTGCGCGACCATGGCAACCAGTCGCGCAAGCTCACGCCTCAACCTCCCAGAAGCTGCGCCCGGCGGCGGCAGGATTCAGCGCCAGCAGCGCCGCCGCGTTGAACAGCGCCATCAGCGGGTCGATCTTGGCGAACCCGGCGGCCTGCTTGGTGATCATCACGGCGTTGGCCTTCGGCTCGATCTTGGCGTTGCCGACGCACCAGGCCATCAGCTTGCTGTCGCCGTGCCACAGCGTGCCCTCGGCCAGTTTGCGCTCGGTGGTCTTGATCGCGCCGGCCATGCGCCATCCCTGCGGCACGGACACGATGCGCTCCATGGCGATGCCAGAGTCGACGATGCGGTCGGCCACGGCGCCGATGCCCGCCACGTCGACGCCGATCCGGTCCAGCAGGCCCGATGCTTCGCACCTCTGCACGATGTCGACGATGTCGGCGATGTCGTCGCCGATGCGCTCGACCAGCACAAGGTCTCCGTCGCGCGCAAAGTCGGCGAAGCGCGCGGCCTCGGCCTTGCGGCGCTCCATGACGGTCGGGTGCGCCCAGGCGCGGCCCCAGTGCAGCCAGTGGCCGGTGTCGCGTTCGCGGCCCATGACGGCCATGCCGAAGAGGTCGTCCAGGCCGCCGCCGTCGAGGCCGATCTCGAGCACCTCGCTGCGGCGGATCAGCTCGTCCAGCGACAGGCCGGCCGTGCCCTGCGCCTCCCAGTAGTCGGCGCCGGCCCAGCGGTCGGACATCAGCGCGAGGCCGATCTCGACGTTGAGGTGCTGGCTGGCCCAGATGCGCAGCGAGGCTTCGCCGTTGGCCGACTCGTCCTCGAAGGACCGCTGCAGGGCTTCCAGCCCGATGGACAGGCCCAGGTTCGGCGTGACCATCCGCCAGTTCTCCGGGTCGCGCCAGGGCTTGTCAGGCGCCTGCTGCATCTCCTTCGGGAACTCGTACAGTACCGGCAGCATGGCGCCCTGGCGCTTGCCGTCGCGGATGTCGCGCGCGCGCTGCAGGTCTTCGGCAAACACGCCGGCCGGCGGCTCGTCGGACTGCGTGGTGATGATGGCCAGGAAAGCCTCGGGGAACGGCATCATGCCGCCGCGGAGCTGGATCATGGCCTTCTTGGCCTTCGGCATCCGGCCGAGGACGTGCTCTTCATCGACCAGCGCGCCCACCACCTTCTTGCCGGTGATGATGTCCGGGTCGAAGGTCATGATCTCCAGCTTGGCCTGCGTCTCGCGGTGGATGATGGTCTTGATGTGGTCCCGCACGTGCAGCTTCTTCTGCAGCACCTCATCGAGCGCGATGGCGCCGGCCGCCGCGGCGAAGGCGTCGTCGGCGGTCTTCTGCACCGGGCCCGTCAGCAGGAAGGGCGCGCGCGGCCGCTGGTTGAACAGCAGCGCCGTCAGCATCAGCAGCGCGCCGCCGGTGGTCTTGTTGTTCTTCTTCGGCACCAGCAGGAACAGCTCGCTGATCAGGCGGCGCTTCGTGGCCGGGTCGATGGAAGCGAACAGCGCCCACACGATGCGGCGGAACCACTCGCCACCGGCATCGGCCATGGTCGGCGTGCCTGGCACGTCGAACAGCCGCAGGCGGTTGAAGATGCCGACTGCCCGGTCGCCCTCGGCAGGGTTCGGCAGCGCGAGATCGGGCACCAGGCTGCGGCCGGTCTTGAGCCGGTCAACCCAGTCGCGGCAGGAAAGGTCGAGCGCGGTCATTGCAGCGCGGCGGGCGGCCTCAGCAGGCCGTCCCAGTCGGTGCCCTGCTGGGCGGTGATCGCTTCGGCCTGCGCCTGCTCCTTCTTGCCCAGGCGCTGCGGCTTCGTCGGCTCAGCGGGCGGCTGCGCGCCGGTCGTCGGGGCCACACCTTCGGCTGGCGGTGCGGCCAGCTCGGGCGTGTGCTCAAGGTAGGCCCGCGCGGCGCTGCTGCTGCCCTTCTTGGCCGCCGCATGCAGGGCGTTCAGCACCTCGGCCCGGCGGGCCAACGCGCCGCTGCTCAGCTCGACGTTGTAGTGCTTGGCCAGCGTCTCGCGGCTGATGCCCAGCGCCAGCGCGATGTCTTCGTGCCGCATGCCGCCGCCGGCCGCGACCGACACGTAGCGCCGCAGAGCAGCCGTCGGC